CCAGTCAAAGAACTGGCGAGAAGTTCGTGCGGTGCTACTGCGTGACGAGCCTCTGTGCGTGCGTTGTGAGGCGGCAGGGTGCTTGGTTGCAGCCAAGGTCGTCGACCATATCGTACCGATCAAAGACGGTGGTGCACGCTTTGACCGATCCAACCTGCAGCCTCTCTGCGTCGCTTGCCACAACCGCAAGACGGCCAGAGAGACTGCCGGTAGGCGGTCGCCCCCCTAGGGGGGATAAATCTCTACGGTTGAGAGGCAGCGATGCGCGCGCCTGCCCAAATTTTTGTGCGTGCAAAATGAATAAGGGGGGGATCCCCCAGGAATGGAATCGTCATGGCCGGTCGCAAGCCGTTGCCCACCAAAGTTAAGCAAATCAAAGGAACACTCCAGAAGTGCAGGACTAATCAGCGAGAGCCAAAGCCCCATGGTGATTTGGTCGAGCCACCGGAGTACATGCCGGAGGGTGCAAAATCAGCATGGCGCTACGCACTGGAGTGTGCGCCGCCAAATCTGCTTAAGCGCCTGGACATGTCGGTATTGGAGGTGTGGGCATGCGCCGCCGACTTGTATCGCAAGGCTCAGGCCGGGATTGCAAAGACTGGACTCTTGGTCAAGGCTCCGAACACGGGTGTACCGATGCAGTCACCTTATTTGGCCATCGCCAACAAACAAGCGCAGATCATGACCAAGGCCGCGACCGAGATGGGATTTACTCCGGCGTCGCGCACACGGGTTTCCATGCCGATTGAATCAGCAGAAGCAGAACTCGATCCCTGGGCGGGCATTGCGGGTTGATGCAGGCATCAGATTATGTGGCAATCGCCAAACGGTATGCCGAGCAGGTCATAGCAGGAGAAATCCTTGCCTGCCGTTGGGTTCGGCAAGCTTGTCAGCGGCAGCTGGATGATTTAGCTAGGTTCAAAGGCAAGTCCGGCCCGTATCTATTTAATCCGAAGTTGACCGACAAGGACGGACGCAACTTCTATCCGGCAGATAACCTGTGTGGGTTTATTGAACGTTTGCCGCATGTAAAAGGCCCATTGGCAGGTGAGCCAATTCAACTGGAGCCATGGCAGGCATTCATTCTGACCACGGTATTTGGTTGGGTGACGCCTGATGGGAAGCGCCGCTTTCGACGCTCCTACATTGAAGTTCCACGCGGGAATGCCAAATCGACCTTGTCTTCGGCGTTGGCGCTTTACATGCTGACCGCAGATCGAGAAGGTGGCGCAGAAGTTTACTCACTGGCCACCACCCGAGATCAGGCTCGGATCGTCTTTGGCGATGCGCAGACTATGGCAAGAAGAAGCCCGGGCTTTCGTCGTCGCTTTTCAGTGGAGGTCGGAGCACACAATATGCACGTGCTGGCATCAGGATCGAAATTCGAAGCCCTTTCTGCGGAAGGCTCAACCTTAGACGGTCTGAACATTCACTTCGGCTGTATCGATGAGCTACATGCGCACAAAACACGAACCGTCTATGACGTCGTTGAAACCGGCACCGGAAAGCGTGACAACTCACTGCTGTGGGTGATCACGACCGCCGGTAGTAACCGTGCCGGCATCTGCTACGAGGTCCGAACCTTCGTGACCAAGCTGCTTGACCGAGTATTCGAGGACGATACTCAGTTTGGAATCATCTACGGCCTGGATGATGGCGATGATTGGACATCCGATAGTTCGCTAATTAAAGCGAATCCCAACTGGGGGATTTCAGTACGCCCCGAAGTGCTGTTGCCATTGCAGGCCAAGGCCATGCAACTGCCCAGCGCGGTCAACAACTTCAAGACCAAGCACTTGAATGAGTGGGTCAACGCAGATACCGCTTGGATGGACATGCGGGCTTGGGATGCCTGCGCCGACAACGCGCTCGATATCGAAGCATTTGCAGGTCAGCCCTGTTGGATCGGGCTCGATCTGGCTAGTAAGACGGATATTGCCGCGCTAGTGCTGCTGTTTGCCCATCCGGAGATCACGGATGCTTACATAGTCTTTGGGAAGTACTACCTGCCCGAGGACACGGTAAGCGCATCGGGCAACAGCCAATATGAAGGCTGGATGCGCACAGGTCGTCTGACGGTTACGCCGGGAAATGTGATCGATTTCGGTTGGATTGAAGCCGATCTTTTGGAGATGGCCTCACGCTTTGAGGTGCAGGCCGTGGCCTTCGATCCGTTTCAAGCGACGCAACTGTCGACTCGAATGCTATCCGAAGGCCTGCCCATGATCGAAGTGCGCCCGACAGTTCTCAATTTCAGTGAACCAATGAAGACGCTAGAGGCCTTGGTGCTTCAGAAGAAATTGACCCATGACGGTGACCCAGTACTGACTTGGATGGCCAGCAACGTGGTCGCGCATCTGGATGTCAAAGACAACATTTACCCACGCAAGGAGCGACCAGAAAACAAGATCGACGGCATTGTGGCACTAATCATGGCGCTCTCTCGGGCTATCAAACCCGGGGAGAACGTGGTGCTGGGCGCCGATTACGAACTGATGCTGCTCTGAGCTGATGGGAATACTGAGTTTTTTCGATCGATTTCGTGCGTCTAGCGATGACCGTTCTGCATGGGGAGATTTTTGGTTTGAGCCGGTGGCCGCCAGATCTGTTTCGGGTCTAAGGGTTTCGCCCGACGCTTCGCTTCGCTTGTCTGCGGTATACGCTTGCGTGCGGATCTTGTCGGAGACGATGGCATCGCTTCCGATCGTGCTCTACCGCAAACGCCCTGACGGCGGAAAAGATCGGGTCACTGATCACTGGCTGTACCCGCTGCTGTGCCGACGCCCAAACCGCTATCAGAATCCGTTCGAGTGGCGGGAAATGTTGCAAGGTCACCTGGCGCTGAGAGGCAATGCCTACAACCAGATCATCACTAACCCGCGCGGTGAAATTATCGAGTTAGTGCCGATCCATCCCGATCGGGTTCGTGTCGAATTGCTGCGATCTGGTCAATTCAGGTATCGCGTGACGGATCGTTTTGGCGACGAAACCATTCTGCCGCGTGGGGATGTGTGGCACCTGCGTGGATTGTCCTCTGACGGGTTGCTGGGTATGAGTCCGATTGAGCTGGCCCGCGAGAGCTTGGGTATGGCGCTAGCCGCCCAGGAGTATGGCGCGCGCTTCTTTGCCAACGACGCCAAACCTACCGGTGGCTGGATCGAGTTTCCGGGCTCATTCAAGGATGCCGAAGCAAAAAAGATCTTCCGCGAGTCCTATCAGCAAGCGCAGTCTGGCTCAAATCGGGGCAAGGTGCTGGTGCTTGAAAACGGCATGAAATTCCACGAGGTGGGTGTCACCAACAAAGATGCGCAATTTTTGGAACTACGAAAATTTCAGATCACTGATATTGCCCGCCTCTTCAGAGTGCCACCTCACATGATTGCCGACTTGGATCGAGCAACGTTTTCCAATATTGAACAGCAGTCGCTTGAATTCGTGATGCACACGATGACGCCTTGGGCAGAGCGCTGGGAGGCTGCGATTGAAAGAGACTTGATCTTTGAGAACGAAGATCTGGAAGTTGAATTTGATTTTGCAAATTTGATGCGCGGCGATGCAGCAAGCCGTTCAGCTTATTACCAAAGTGGCATACAGAACGGCTGGCTCACCCGAAACGAAGCTCGTGCAGCGGAAAACTTGAATCCAATCGCAGGGTTGGAGCAGCCACTTCGACCGCTCAATATGGTTGAGGAATCTGATGCAGAAGAATCTGAATCTGAAAACTCCTCCTCAGATACGCCCCCCTCGACGGAAACCGAAACCGAAACCGAGGCTGAATCCGATTTGGGATTAAACCCAGTCGATGCTGATCTCCGACTGCGGTTTGGTGCGCTCGTTGAATCGAATGCACGGCGCCTCGCGCGAAGAATCCACAAAAAGGGAGCGATTGCCCAGAGCGATATTTCGCTCATTGCCGAGGCCATGGGTATTAGCTACAAAGCTGCTAATCAATGGTCCACAACCTGCGATCCGATCCCGGACGAAACCACATTGAAAAACCAATTGATTGAATTAGGAATGGCAACATGAATGCTTCACTTTTACTTGGCGAATTTTTGAGTACGCCTTGGGCCATGATGCCGGATCGGCTTCAGGCCATCGCCAGCGTTCTGGCTCGCTGGTCAGCGGGAGAATCCCCTGACGATGGAGTGAAGTTTCAAATCAATAGCGATCGAGTGCTTCGCACTACCCGTAAACAATTTGCGGCTGAGCGTTCGGGTACCGGGATTGCTGTCTTGCCGCTTTATGGAGTGATCACCCAGCGCGGCAACATGATCGACAATATTTCCGGACCGGGGTGTACGAGTACTGAGCAATTCTCAAACGCACTTCGACAACTTGTGACTGACGATTCAGTTGGGCAGATATTGATTGACATTGATAGCCCCGGTGGCAGTGTCTATGGCGTGGCTGAACTAGCAGATGAAATACTCCAGGCAAGATCTCAAAAGCCCATCATCGCGATTGCCAATAGCCTAGCGGCTTCCGCCGCCTACTGGATTGGCGCATCAGCTAGTGAGTTCTATGTGACCCCCGGAGGTGAAGTGGGCAGTATCGGCGTTTGGCAAGCACATCAGGATTTCAGTAAGGCCATGGATGAAGCCGGCATCAAAACAACGCTCATCGCTGCAGGGCCTTACAAAGTCGAGGGCAACCCTTACTCCTCATTGGATCCCGAAGCACAAGCCTTTATGCAATCGCGTGTTGATGATTACTACCAGGCCTTCACCAAGGCGGTCGCCAAAGGCAGGAACGTCGCCTTAGCTGATGTTCTTTCTGGCATGGGTCAAGGCAGAGTCCTGGGAGCACAAACTGCCAAACAACAATCCATGGTCGATGGTATTGCGAGTTTTGACCAGATCCTAGTCAACATGCAAAGGCGAGCCCATACCTCGATGGCCAACAAGACTAGTCGTACGCCTCGCCTTCAGCGGGCCCGCGATGCGGTTTCATTGATGTAAACAAGTCATTGAATTGATGCGCTCCGTTGAGCGCGACCAGTACTGCGACCCATAGGTCGCACCCAAATAGCCACCCTACTTCGGGTGGTTTTTTCATTTATGGAGAGACCTAATGAGCAATAAATTGCGCGAGCTGCAAGCTCGTAAAGCCAATCTAGTCAAGGACGCACGAACTCTGACCGATATTGCCGCTGCTGAAGAGCGCGATATGTCCGACGAAGAACTCACTGCCTTCGATTCTTTGAAATCAAAAATCGAGGCAGCAACGAACGCCATCGACCGCGAAGCGGCATTGATTGCCGAGGAAGCTCAAATGGCCCACGTCGCAATGTCAACACCGATTATTCCCTCAGCCATTATTTCGGTGACGGACAATCGGGACGCCAATCCGACGCATGGTTTTCATAGCGTGGGAGAATTCTTAAAAACCGTCTGCCAGGCGCAAAAGCCTGGTAGCACGATTGATGAGCGGCTCTTGGTTGGCTCTAGCCGAGGTGCTGCGGTTCCGACCAACTTTGGTAACGAAGGCTCCGCACAAGACGGCGGCTTTCTGGTGCCACCACAGTTTGCACGTGAAATCTTCCAACTCTCCCTGGGCGAAGATTCTCTGCTGCCTATGACGGATAACGTCGAGATCACCGGCAACACGATGGCATTTCCCAAAGATGAAACGACCCCTTGGGGGAGCAACGGCATTCGCGCTTACTGGCAAGGTGAAGCTACACCGGCAGTCAGCACCAAACCAGTATTGGGACTCTCGACCCTGCGCCTTAAAAAATTGATGGCCCTAGTTCCAGTCACGGACGAGCTGCTGGACGATACCAACGCACTCTCCACTTACCTGCCTGAAAAAATTGCCACCTCCATTCGCTGGAAGACGAACGAGTCGATTCTCTTTGGCTCGGGCACTGGTGTGCCGGTCGGCTGTATGACCAACAGCACAACCGTCACGGTCGCCAAAGAGCAGAACCAGGCAACGCAAACGCTTTTGCCACAGAACCTCGCCAAGATGATCTCGCGTCTGCCACCGGGCAGTTTCGGCAAGGCGGTCTGGATTGTGAATAACGATGTGCTGCCGGCACTCTTCACACTCACGTTAGGTAACTATCCGATCTATTTGCCCACAGGTCTTTCAGTCGGTGGCATTCAGATCTCGCCTTACGGCAGCCTCCTGGGTCGACCGGTCTTTGTTTCTCAACATGCCAACACCTTCTCCGGACAAGGCGATGTGCTGCTGGCTGACCTTTCCTACTACCAGACCATCACCAAGGCGGGGGGGATGCAAACGGCGACCTCCATGCATCTGTACTTCGATGCAGATTTGACAGCCTTTAGGACCACCTTCCGCATGGATGGCCAATCCAAGATTGCAGCGCCCATCTCTCCTGCCAAAGGCAGCGCGTCGATGTCGCCCTTTGTTCAACTTGGCGCTCGCTAACTAGCCCACCATTTCAAGGAGATTTGTATGTTTCCCAACGCAAAAGGTAGTGAACGACTGGCAGTCCTTGCCAGTATTGATCCAAGTAACCAGGCGGCTGGTGTCGCAGCCAGTACTTGGGTGGCTTTGAATGCGCACCATACGCTATTGGCCATGATCGAGACCGGTGCCATGGCCAATGGCAGTACCGTGGATGCGAAGCTTCAACAAGCAACGGATGCCACGGGCACGGGCGCCAAAGACATCGCCGGCAAAGCAATTGCCCAGCTGGCCCAAGCATCCAATGGTGCGAATCGTCAGGCGATGATCAACCTTCGCCCAGAAGAGCTGGATGTCAATGGCGGCTTTGCTTATGTTCGCGTCGCGGTAACCGTTGCCAGTGCCGCTGCCCAGACCGCCGCGCAATTGCTGGGGATCGATCCCCGTTTTGCACCGGCTGAAGGCGCCAACCAAGCGGCCGTCGCACAAGTCGTCTAATCCGTGCCCCTGCAACTCGTCATGCCACCCGCAGGGGAACCGGTGTCTCTGGCCGAGGCCAAGCTTCACCTCCGGGTGGATGTTGACGATGATGATGCGCTCATTGGCTCCCTCATTTCTGCTGCCCGTCAGGCAGCAGAGACGTTAAC